CTAGTCTGTATGTAAGACAACATTTCTGACATGTTATGCCTCTAATTGCACAGCGGTTAATGTCACTGTGATAGTAGTTGTTCCACCACTCTTGTTAGTTACTGCTAACTGTATATTTGTATCTGGACTAGATTCATTACTAAATCCCAATGCCCCTGGACTGATTAAAATAGTTTGTGCTCCAGTAGTAATTACTTCAGCTACTACACCTGCGCCCGGAGTTGGATCAGCGCCTTCTACTCTACTTGAGTCTGCTGTACGACTAGCAATGTCTGTATAAATTCTTACCCATGCTGCTGCACTTGTTTGAATCTTGTACAGCATATATCCCTTGTATCCAGTGATAGTCAAATTGCCTGTAGCCGCATTGGCCAAACTGGCAGTTGTTCCAGCAACCGCAGATCGTGATGCTAGTGTACCTCCGCCACCTCCTGATACAGTTCCCGGTAGCCATTTACTACTAGCAGAACTCCATACAAGTGCTTGACCGTTTGAGGGCGCACTAGTAGTTGTATCAACGTCGCTAAGTGCATCAATACTGGTTGCAGAGTAAGCCGCAGGTATAGTTGGCAATCCTGTTAAGGAAGAATACGCACCTGTGGTAGCCACAGTGGCTAATGTTGGGCCAGTAATCGTAACTCGTCCTTCACCGTCTGTAGCAGTTGTAATCCCACCGGCCCCCGCAAAACGTAGTGTCTCTCCAGAGAAAATTGTTCTTTGAGTAGAGTCATCGCCGGCTACACTGAATTCAAAGTTTCCACTGACTGCACCACCTCCGCCACCTGCTGGCACAGGACCCCACGTGACTTCATATGTGGCAGGATTGTAGTATACAGTTTGCGGCCCAGTGACTTCTCTAATCGGATTAACATAGAAGCCAGCAGCGGAACCGTTGAGTGCAACACCACTGGCGTTGATAACAATTGAGTTAGCAGGTTGACTAGTTGCTCCTGCCGCCTTGCCAATTGCTACGGCATTAACACCTTGATTAGTATAACCAGAAACATCGCCGATCGCTACCGCACTAGCACCTTGATTGGTTTGGCCAGCACCAATTCCAACCGCCACGGCATTAGCACCTTGCAAACCTAAGCCACTACCTGTACCAACGGCCACAATTTCACCAGCACGTAAACCTAATCTTATTTCACCTTCTGAAGTACGCAAACTTGATGTTGCAACAGGACCAACTACTGTGCCAGTGGCACCGTTGATAACCATTGTTGATGTGTCTGAGAATACAGAACCTTTCAAATAGGTCACGTCAAATGTAATACTATCACTGACCGCATTAGTTGTTAATTGTATACCTTCGCCTGCTACTAAAACTAATGTATCCGTACTGTTATCAGCTAGTACAGAACTTTGACCACTAACTGCAACAGAAGTAAATGCAAAACGTGAGTTTGTAACAATTACAGTTCCAGTACTTTGATTAATGGAAATTCCGTCGCCTGCTGAAATTGCCACAACGCCTGTATTCGATAATGTTATAGATCCTGTTGCTGCACTAACGTTTAGGCCTACACCCGAGACTGCAAAGCTAGTTACTCCTGAGTTAGTAAATGTTATGCTATCTGCAGAAGCATTGGTAGTGATGCTGATTCCTGTGCCGTCAACAAAGGTCAATGTATCTGATGTGCTGTCTGCTACCACGTTTGACTGACCGCTAACCGCAACAGTTTGGAAAATATTCTGCGGAACACTAGGTGCAGAGTTTGTGATTCGAACTGTTCCAGGAACACTAGTGTCTAGAGAAATACCAGATCCTGGATCTGTAATAACGCTAACAATACCTGTATTGGCAATAGTCACATTACCTGTTCCGCTACTAACGCTAATTCCGTAGCCTGCAACCGCTGATAATACTCCTGCATTAGAAATAGTTACATTTCCAGTAGCGCCACTAACTGCAATACCTGTACCTGATATATTAGATAATACACCACTGTTAGCAATAGTTAATCTATCAATTCCTGCATTTGTAGTTAATGAAATACCGCTACTAGCCGCAATAATCAATGTATCAGTTCCGGTATCAGCAATAATACTTGACTGACCAGGTACGGCAATAATTTTAAAATAACTTTCGTCCAGTGCTAGATTACCAATAGTAGATCCTGCAGGAAGATTTACCGAACCAAATTGAGAAGTGATTATTGCACTGCCTAAATGTATTGAACTGCCACTTAGATAAAGATCTCTCCATCTCTTAGTTTCTGAACCTAAGTCGTAGGTTTCGTTCTCACCTGGTATAATATTTGAATTCAACGAAGTTAAATCAACCGCACCGCCTCCGCCAATACTTAGATATAGCTCTGTAAAATTGTCATTTATTTTATTAAATGCTTCGTCTACAGTGCTCCATAGTATTGGAGCCGATCCCGAATTTATCGTTTGTTTAGACATTATGTTCTTCCTACGGCAACTTCAATTGTGCCAATATGATCTGAATTGTAATCTGCTAGAGCCTTGCCAATCACTGTTCCAGTTTTAGCAGTGCCTCCTGCTGATATTCCTACTCCAGGTATATTTGAAGTCACTATCAAATCTCCCTTCTTAATTATGCCTACTACTCTACAAGGAACCCGTCCTTGCAGTGCCACTAAGTTTTTAAGTCCAGGACATGCACCGTTCATTGTGTAAGCAGCATTATCACTAATAACTCCTGCTACTCTATGATCGCCGTATGTAGACGACATTGTAACTTCTTTGTCGCCGCCGAATACCAATACAGTTCCTACTTCATACTCTTTGTCGCCTTCGTAGTATTCTGCTAGGTCGGCGGAATATGTTGCTTGCAATCTGCTTCCAGAAGTTAATGTCCAATTGCCAGTAATTGTTCCACCGGTTCCAGAAGCGCCTGTTGTTATAACAGGAGTGGTTATTGATCCAACAGTGATCGGAGCATTACTCAAACCATTTTGAGTTCTAAACACATGCGCATCATTATCGTAAAATGTTCTTCGATCAGTTGCAACACTGCCGTCACCAATCAAGATACCCACCTGACTCAAGAAACCATATATCTGCGTATAGCCGCCTGTGGCAGATGTTGTTGTATCTAATATAGTTTTTGTATCAACTAACAGTCTCTCAACGCTTACGTTTCTCGCCCCAAAGTCACCATTGCTGTCTCGCTTAACCAAAGTGCTTACAGCGTTTGAGCTAGACTCATCGACAATTGCATAATCGGTATCGTTTGTTGAGGTAAATCCAATACGTCTTAAATATCCAGTACCAGTATTGTATTGTGATTTTTTAATGGCTCCACCTAGATCAGCAATAGAACTAAATGGGATTGCACTAACATTACCAGTAACCAATGATGAATTACCTAATACTGTCTTAGTGGCAATCTGTTCAATTTTAGTTAAAACAATTCCATTATCTTTAACAGATAACCAACCGTCTGTTGCTGTAAATTGTGCGCTGTCAAAACTTGCTAGGCCTCGGTCGGCTTGCGTAATACCTGTGGCATTTGCTCTAGTTGATGCAGCGGTCATAGACAACTTACTTTGAACAATTGCGGCAGTAGTACTAATGTCAGCATTAGTAATAACTTCTGGATTAATTTGTGCATCAACAGTATTAGCCGTTGAATCAATATTAAGACTGATATCGCCAATCACTCTAGAGTTTTGTGCAAAATTTCCAGCACCAGTAAATGTCAATAAGTCGCCACTTCTAGGATCTGTAGCCTGAAAGTCAGCTAGGTTGTTAAGAGTTAAACTTCTAAGATTAACAGCATCAGTTGGATCAACCGGGTCAGCCATGTTGGCAATTTTAAATCCGCCAACATCTAGATTGGCCTTCATTGGCAGTTGACCATCTAATGACAAGAAACCTCCACTGAATGCAGGGATTAAACTGGCCTGTGATACCGGACTACCTGTATGACTAGTTCCTAATCTACGTTCAATATATCCTCTAGTGGCATTTTCTGTTGGCACCGTATCAGTAGCGTTATCTGAGAACGAACTGTCTGTTGAAAATTCACTTACTGGTACACCTCGTTTAAATCCAAGACCGTCTAAGTTTGACAATGCAATTGATGCTGCAAATGTAACACTACCAGTACCTTGATCAACTCGGAAATAAGGTCCTACAGAGAAATTACCAAATTGGTCTGTAGTTACATAGAATACTCGTCCTACGCTACGTTCTTGAGTTTCGGAATCTGGATCCAGCGCATTTACAGCAGGTCCGTAAATTTCATTTGGATAGTTTGTATCTGCGTAAGAACCTGTACCTATTTCTAATAAATCGTGTGATGTGACACGAGTTAACGAAATACGGATTGTTAACGTTCCTGGTTCGTCTTTACCTGTAGAAGATTTAAGAGTAGGTAAATTTGTAAAATATATTAGAGAGTCATTCAACGGAGGACTAACTGTAAGTAGACCGTATGCTTGTCCGGTGACCGCTTCGTTTTGATAACCTTGTACTGTATAGGTAGTTGATTTAAACACAATTTTTGTGCCCAACAGTCTAGCTGCTTCAGCATTACTGATAGGAACAACGGCAAAGGTACTGTCTCCTGCTCTGCCTATTACTTTACCCACGCCATGAACACCACTTTGTATAAAACTGGTTTCAATTTCAGTACTAGCACTAATTGCCTCATCTGTTACAGTAAATGTATCTGGAGTTAACACATTCTTAACAAAGAACAGTCTAGTAGTAGACAGTCCAATAGGTAATACTCCAGTAGTGATAAATCTTAAAACATCGCCAGCTAAAAATCCATGACTGGTTAGACTTATTACTGCCGGGTTCCCAATTGAAACTGTACATACACTTGCACTGGTCACAAATGGTTGTGCTTGATCTACTGTAAGATCAATATAGTTATAATTTTCTCTAAGCGTAGTTTGTGCTAGGCCAAATACTTCATAGGCTTGTGTGCCACTTTGACTACCACTAGTGGCTATTGGAGTTCCTCGTTTAGTAGTACCAATCCTAAAACTATTCTCAGTCCAACCATCTGATTGAACATAGTAAATAGTACCTACAGATAATCCTGTTGGCAGAGCTCCCGTAGTTGTTAATGTTATTTGATATCCGGGTTGCAGTCCGTGTCCTACTCTAGTAATTACAGCAGGAGTTGAAATTGAAATAGTAATTGTTCTAGCACCTTCTGGATCAGAATATTCATCAAATTGTAATACACGATATACTTCTGGCGACTCTGCAAGTACCAATCCAGTACTTGGTCGGACTGCAACGTCTACCGCATTACCTGTCAATACTGTAGTAGAATTTTGTCTAATTGTTAAAACATCGCCATCGGCAATAACAGCGGCTAATCCGTCAATGCCTGCACCTTCTGAACTTCGAAGACTTAGTCTAGACACGCCAGGAGGTAGACCCGATGTTGTGGCTCCGGTGATTGGATACCTAAACATGGTTCCTAGCCCGTGGTCAACTTCCAGTTCACCGTTAGGTAATGGAGGATACGTGTAATTGGTCACATATATAATAAGACCCTCGACTTCGGTTTCATAGAATCCGGATGGTGCATAACAAGTTGCAGATTGTGCAAGATCGTAATACAACGAAACTGGAGTTGGAACTTCTAAAGGATCTGATCCCTCAGCTACTAGTGCGAAGTTGCCGTGAGCACTTGATCCACCAATAGATCTAATCTGGCCGCCACCTAATGAATAATAGGATATATGGCAGTAGTAGGTAAACATACTTACACACTCTGCTAATCCCCCATTATTAACAACAATACCATAACCTAGGTCGTTGATCTGTGTGTAGTCGTTACTCAACATAGATCTATTACCAGGCATCAATACTTCGTAGACGTTGGCATTATCATTAACAAAATCTATGACAGCCTGTTGTATATCTGCTTTTTCTGCGACCAGTGTTGATCGTGCAGCAAGCAATGATGCTGAGTATCCAGTTAGACTAGGCAGTGTTTCGGAAGTGGGCGCAGTTCCTGTTGATACAGTTGTGGCTATGTCAGCCATTAAAGTTTCAATAACAGCTTGGATAGATGAATCGCTAGCTGCACCCGGTATTCTTGCAGTAGCAGAATATGAAGTTGTAGGTGCAAGGCTTAGTATAACTTGTTTTGCTAAGTATTTGGCATAGTTAATACCTGCAATGGTTTCGGTCAGCTGTCCAGTTGGAATTTGTAATGTCGAAGCAGATCCTACTCCGTCATAATACTTGATACCTGCTTTTCTTGTCTCGCTATTGCCGCCATAGATGATATCATAAATTACAGCTTCAATAATATATCCAACATCTCTAGAACATGTTTCTTGATTAAAAACTAACGATGGGTAAGTTGTTGTTAGATATCCAACAGTTTCGTCTTGAATATATTCAAGATTGGCCTGTAGTAAAGTGCTAGCATTGACTCGATTAGTAGCCAGTCCTACGGGATTTGTAAATGTTAGAGCCGGTGCAAATGTACCACCATTCCTTACAATATTTGCAATAATAATTTTACTAGATTCAACAATTGATTGTGCAGCAGGTATTGATGTTAGATAGCTAGATGCTTGGTCATGTGCTTCCTCTATGGCCTGTACAGTTAAATCTAATTGGTCTTCAATGACCACGCTGGCCGCAGCAAGTCTATATGACAAACCAGAACGTCTAGCGTGATAGTTTGTGCCAAGTACAATGTCATATCCAACACCGTCAATGATTAATCCAACGTCTCTATAACAAATAGCTTCGTTGTAAGTAAACAGATCATAAGGCCAAGGAGTAGTTTCGTCCAATACAAATGATGCAGTTGATCCTGCTGTATTAAATGTATAATCTCTTACATAGTTAATTCTATAAACAGTGTCTTCAACAATAAAAGATGCAGGCAATTGTGGTATACGTTTCAACTCGCCAACACGTAAAAATGTTGGGCTATCTTTGGTAATAATTTTGAATTTTAAGTTTCCAGCAAATCCGTCGATGTATTGTCCACCAGCAAACGTTTGTCTACCTGTACTCTTAGAGAATGATGCACACTCTTGAGCGTACGGAGATTTAGCAAGAATTTGTCCTTCTGGGTCAAGTACCATGGCAAATCCGCCATGACCTTGGAATGTAACTGCCTGTAAACGAACAGCATCATTACATAATATGACGTCCATTTGATCGTTGTCTTTTGGATAGTTCACACTACCAGAGTTATCAATTACATCAATAATGGCGTTAATTAACGCACCAACAACACCACCAGTATTAATAGCATTGCCGCCTGAAGTATAAATTCCTATACCGACACCGTTAACTGTATCAGTTAATGCGGCATCATTATATAGATAGAATGAAGTTGGGTCAATAACATCAACATAGTAGTCATTGCCATTAATTTCGATCATCCCTCCAACATTGCTTATTAAGATTTGATCTCCATCTACTAGACCGTGAGCAGTTGATGTAGTAATAGCAATTGGATTAGCGTTAGATGCTCCAGCAATATTAAAAGATGTTCCGCCAGTGCCAGATTCTGCAATATATGCACCGTCTACAATTTGAGGATATGATGTTTGAAATGTTTCCTGTACAGGCACATTTCTAATAGCCAACTGTGCAAGAACACCTAATCTACGAATTGCAGCAATAGTTTGAGATAGTTGTGCCCCTATAGCAATTAGACCGCTGGCATTTCCGTAATATTTTAATGCGGCAGATACAGTTCGATTGCTTCCTCCCCATTTTAAGTCAAATACCATCGAATCAATAATAAGACCAACATCTCGTTGACATATTCTTTCATTGTAGACAAAATTTGGAGCAAAAGGTGATACACCGTTAGTACATTGATCGGCAATCCATCCTACTACTTCTGCTTGAATGAATTGTCTATTTAAAATTAATAGTTGTGCCGCAGCCCTATAGAAGCCTCTATTGTTGACCAACGGATATACAGGTTGTGAACTGTCTTGTAGATAGTGGTGTCCAAATAATCTATCAGCAATAGTAATTTGATCAGTGCCAATGACGCCAACAGTTAGGTCTCTTCTAAAATGTATAAAGGCCCAAGGACTAGAACTTAGTCCGGGTTTTGGTCTAATAATACAACGTCTAAATTCGTCACCGATAATTGATACATTATTAGGTAGTCGTAAGGGCAAGTTTTCTTCATAAACACCAGTTTCTAATAATATGCTAATTTGAATTCTTTTAGAAACGTCACCGTAGGATATAACCTCTCCTAATTGGAAAGTTCCAAATTTTAAATCAACATCGAATATTTCGTTGCCATTACTGTCTAGTGATCCGTTATGAGATAAAATTTGTGCCAGAGCACCTGAACTTTCTCCTCGTAGATATAGTCCTTCTCTAATGTCTCTACTTCTAATGGCAAACGGTGTTGATGTAGTTACATCTCCTGTGAAGTCTGTTCGATACCCCTCTGTCTTAATAAGGAATCTTGGAAGACTTACTTCAACCAACGGTAAGCTGGTAAAACCAGAACCTTGATCAGTAATAGTGATGCTCTGCACAACTCCAGATAATACATCAGCAGTACCAAATGCCCCTGCGCCCCCGCCGCCTGAAATTCTAACAGACACAAGCCCGTAGCCACTGCCACCGCTAGATACCTGTACGTTGTTTACTTTGTAGGTTAGATCTAGTGTAACACCATTACCAAAATCGCTATCGTCGCTGCAAGGAATTGCTGTACTACCTGGTAGTGCGGTATACACGCCTGATGATAATTGTCTAATAGTTAAAATGCCGCCAGCTTCTGTAATTGATAGCACTTCATATCTTGCAGGCTCAATAAAAGTACCGCCAAGGATCGTGATAACATCTCCTGGTCGATAGTTTACACCAACAGAATTAACCACAGCAATATCAACACTCATTAATGGAATTCCAGAGAATCCTGTACCGCTTGCGGGAGCATCCTCGATGTCCTCTAGAGTACACTCGCTGGCTCCATTATTATAAGTTAGTGTTTTCTTATAAGGTCCAATTTCGTCTCTAGCTTCTAATACTATTTCTTCTGCTCTTTTAAGTGCCGCTTCAATAGTTCTATAGGCATAGGCCAAAGCACGGCCTTGTAATCCTGCACTAACTCCTATACGGTCATCTTCTCCAGATGTTGCAACATACAAGTTTACAACACTACCAAATGCAGAATTATCAACGTATCTTTTTGTAGCAGCGATTAAACCATCATAAACTTCGTCGTCTTCTGGCTCGGGATCTCTAGATAAGATTAATGGCCCTGTCATAGTTCCCCATGCAGGAGTTCTTAAATTGGTTCTAGGATCAACTGCGTCAACACCTGCACGAGCAATTTTGCTATCTGTATAACGCTTGTTAACTGCTTCGTGTTCAAATAACGGATTAAGGGGAATCGCATTAGTTCCTAGGTCTTTAATTCTATATTGTTCACCGCCGGATCTTGCACTTAAATCGCCACCCAGTTGTGGACTTGAATCACCTACAACTTCTGAAAATTCTGAACTGATTCTAATTTCATTAGCGTTTGTAGTAAAATCTAACTGTATACCACTGCCGTTTACTAACTGTTTAAAAACTACACCCGTTTCTGTATTGTTAACAGAAACAATTGCATTTTCTTGTCCAAGATAGCTATTGGGAGTGTCGTCTAGATTTTTAAATGTCAGCTTTTCGCCTAGACCTAATGAGCTGTATAGCTCACGGAAATTGTCGTTGACCTTGCGGAACGAGTCGCGAATACTGTCGCCTGTGCCGTCGTTGCCTACAACGCCGATATCAATAATTTTTCTTGCCATGGTCGATCCTAAGATTTATGGTTGCTCTACTATTTAGCCCAAAGTTTTATAAGCCGAATGTAAATACGTTATGTTTTTAAAAAAAGAAACTCAACAAACTCAATATGTTAGGATCAGTAAACTGGGAGTTCAGCATGAATACACTAGGAATAAAACAGTTGTAGTCTTCCGATGTGATAACTGTGATCACGAGTTTACAAGAGATCTAAAGAAAATAGATCATAGACGGTTGAGCAATAACTATTTTCATGTCTGCTCAAACTGTGACGTTAAAAAGTTTGCGCAACGTAAAGGAGTTGAACGCAAACAGATATGGGATATGCCTGCTAGCACCACATTGCCGGTGGGCAAAAACTAGACTCTAAATGATTCACCGCAGCCGCAGCGATCTCTCTCATTAGGATTCTGAAAATCAAATCCTTCATTCAATCCGTTTTTAACCCAATCCATGGTTAGGCCTTGTAGGTAGACGCTGTCTTTGACATTTACCTTAATAACAAAATCCGGATAGACAATGTTGTTATCGTAGGGATCAAACTTATCATCTCTCAAATATTCCAACACATAAGCAAGACCACTACATCCTGTAGTTTTTACACCGATTCGAATACCCTTACATGCTTTTTTATGCAATAATTCTTTGATCTTATTAACTGCTTGATCAGTTAGTGTAATCATGCTTGTTCTTGTAATCGGCTACCGCTGCTTTAATCGCATCTTCTGCTAGAATACTACAGTGTATTTTTACTGGAGGAAGAGCTAATTCTTCTGCAATCTCGCTATTACGAATATTACTAGCAGCATCAATGTGCATTCCTTTAACCATCTCAGTGACAAGACTCGAGCTGGCGATTGCTGAACCGCATCCATATGTCTTAAAACGAGCATCTCTAATAATACCATTTTCATCTACCTTTATTTGTAGTTTCATAACATCGCCACAAGCAGGGGCACCGACCATACCAGTACCGATATCAATATCACTCTTATCAAAAGATCCGACATTCCTGGGATTTTCATAATGGTCGATTACTTTTGCTGAATAGGCCATCCTTAACCCTTTTTAAACAGACTTAGTATTTTAGCCTGAATTGTTTTGGCAAAGTCGGGCTGAGGAAAATTCCAACCAATAAATGCACCTAGTGCTAACCAAAATAATGTTTCTAACATATCATTCTCCTATTAAGCGGTCGTTAACGACAGACCAGTCGATAATACGCCAAATATTATTTAGATATTTGGCTTTATCCTGTTGGTAATCTAATGCCCAAGCGTGTTCCCACCAATCAATAAGCAGAGCAATCTTCATGCCTTTTTTGTATTCGTGATTGGGAATGGTATGCAGTTTGCCCGCAGTATCCATGTAAACCCAACCTGATCCTTGAATAGCCATTGCTTCTTTTTCTACAGCTTGTTTAAAGGAATCAAATGAACCGTAAACGCTGTTAATTAATTCACCTGCTGCTTCTGTAGGTTTATTAGCAGCTCTCGGAGGAGTTAGGTTTCCAAAGTACAAATTATGTAGCATTGCACCGCCATAATTAAATTTAGAATCACCTTCTCCGGCATTGTATCTTTCAAAATACTTGGCAGCTAGGCCTGAATAATGATAGTCGAGAGTAGCTTTACTCATAACGGGATCAAGTTCTTCTTTGCCAAAACTCAGTTTGTTTTGAACAATTTCTCTAGTATCAGTATCTTCGTGTAGGTATTTGATGAAATGTAGCGCCATCCTGTATTTAGTGTATAAATAACCTACAAGGAGATTTTAATATGATCGGTTTATTAAAGAAACTATTTGGTTCTAAGCCAGCAGAACAAACTGCGGAAGTTCCATATAAGGTAGAGGCAGCACCAGTAATTGAGTTGGTACCATCACCTGCTCCGGCAGTTGATGCAGTGGTAGTTGTTCCAGAAGCAGTTGCGCCAGCGGCAGTAGTTGAGGCAGCACCAAAAACAGAGCCACAGAAAAAGGCTGCTCCTGCAAAGAAAGCAGCCCCAAAGAAGCAACAGTTTGCCAAAAAGCCTGCAACAGCTAAAAAGCCACCTGCTCCTAAAAAACCAAAATCACAAGCCTAATTTTTTAGCTTGTTCATAAAGTGCAAAGCTGGCCAAGTTCTTGGCCTTGCTTTCGCACATGATATCGAATTGGTCTCTAAAGCTCAAGGCCCATTCATTCACTACTGTATTCCAATAGAAGTTTGAGTGTGCTCTGAGCTTTTGTTTTTTGTAGCCGGATTCAATTAGCGTATCAAGGGCGGGAAAGGCGTCTGTGGCATGGCCAATAACAACGTCTTCCCGTGAAACACTATAATGTATAACAGGGCGCACACCACGCCAACTATCAATAATCCTTTTAACACGGTCATCATTCGGGTCAATATATTCTCCTGAGTTAATCCAATGGTGATGAATATCTAGTACCAAGGCACAGTCTTTAGCTAGTTCAATACTAGAATCAATACCCCAAGTCATTTCATCATTTTCGATTGTAATACAATTACGAGCTTCGGGGCTGAGCCTAGTCAACGCTCTGCGGATACCTTCGGGACCTTCGCGGCCTGAGATATGTACATTAATTTTAAAGTCTTGAAATGTCTTACCGTAGCCCATCCATCGGGCCATATCGGTATGATACTCGAATTCTTCGATCGATCGTTCTACAATGCCCGGATTACTAGAGGCAAGCACAGTAAACTGACCAGGATGCATACTGAGCCTAACACTATTCTTGCGAGCCAGATCTCCCACTTCTCCAAATGCTCTTTCGCAATAGGCTCGGACATCGGGAAGCCGCCAAAACCCGCACCAATCCTGCTGAGTATATACAGGAAGTATATCGCTAGAGAGTCGTACCATTCTAAGATTTTCATCTTGTTCTCCAACTAATTCTACTAGTTTACGAGTAGCTTCGATGTTGCCTACCATTAGGTCCCACAGCTTTTGTTCAGCTACTTCTTTAGTCTGTCTATTTAACCAAGCTACTGTGGTACTACCAGTGTTATACTGTTTGCAATTGTCAGCCTGTTTGATACCGTCAATCTGACTAGGACCGTCGATCCACTTGCAGGCAAAGCCAATACGTTTTGTCATTTTTTTGCTTTCGCTGAAATTACATTGGCGATACGGAAGGATCGCCATTCCTTTTTGTCCAAACACCAAACGCTCAAGACATCCGGATTAACTTTCTTTTCTTTCTTTACTATAGGAAAGTCAACGGGATTATCAGTGTTAGTGAAGTGTGGAGCAGGGATAGGATCAGGAATAAACTCTGCCTTAAGTGTGCAAGGCATTGATCTGACCTCTCCATTTACTTTGGTAAATTCTACAATGCACTCATTTTCGAGAAGTAAAGTGCGCAGGGCTTCGGCGGTAATAGTATTTGTCATGCTACTATTATAGCATGATTACCGCCAGTTGTCAACGATAAATTGATCCATAACTTCGTCGGGCTTTGGATCACCGTGAAATACACTAACGGAACATTCTGGATGCACTCGTGGACTTCTGACATCTTTAAAATATCTTTTACCATTTGCGTAGACTAATTCATTACGATCTCGAATTTCCCATTTATAACTCATTATCCATTTCTCTGGCCAGAATGTTATTCTGCTTTTAGCCACTTGCCAAATCCAATCTTGATCGCCGTGTAGTTTTTGAGCCTGCTTGGGATTAGTCTTAAATGAAGTGAATATATCGGGATGTAGTCCGGCCGGCCAACTCATTGTAGAGCTGTTAAGAACATTCCATTGCGGGTTGAATTTTCTATTAAAATCTCTAATGCCAAGAAACTCTTGATTATATCCGGCAACCAATTTGTCTATGTTGTGATGTATAACAATGTCAAGATCAAAATATAAAATTCTACCTTTTAGATTTAGACTAGGATCAAACATGTGAACCTTGTGCCACCAGCCTTTGGCATAACCTTCATTAGGTCTAACAATACTACGAACACCGTCTATTGGATGTTGATCATCTGTTAGACAATAAAATTCATATGGGACAGTTAAATGTCTAGCAACCATATTGCGTAGTCGCTCAACATATTCTCGACCGTATCGTGTTCCGAATCGCACACACAATACTGAAACAGAATCTAACGACGTATTAATAGCAGGTGCATTTACAACTTCATTTACTACTGTTGATTCTTCGGGCAAAGTACCAAATAGTTTATACGTTCGATTTTGTTCTTTGGTCCATTGAGACCTAGCTTCTTTTGACAATTTCATCTATGGCTACAAGTGGTTTTAATATTTCGTTTAGATCATCTAACTTGATCATGTTAGGACCATCACTAGGTGCGGAGTCTGGATCTTCATGGCATTCCATAAACACAGCAGCCACTGATCCAGTGGCTACAGCCGCCCTCGCCAAGTATGGGACCATATTTCGATCACCGCCGGATCGTTCTCCCATTCCTCCAGGCTGTTGAACACTATGAGTGGCATCAAAGACCACTGGATACCCGGTGCCAGCCATAATGGGTAGACTACGCATATCAACAACAAGATTATTATATCCATGAGTGTATCCTCTTTCACATAACATAATGCGTTCATTGCCAGTTGAAGCAATCTTTGCCGCAACATTTTTCATATCATGCGGAGCAAGAAACTGCCCCTTCTTAACGTTAACCACACAACCCGTTTCACCTGCGGCTATCAACAGATCAGTTTGACGACAAAGAAATGCAGGGATTTGTAATATGTCAATACCTGCTTCAGCACATTCCTTTGCTTGCCACGTTTCATGAATATCAGTTAAAACAGGCACTCCAAACTGATGTTTGATACCGTTAAGAATTTTTAATCCTTCGTCGATGCCTACACCTCGTTTAGTAGTGATACTAGAACGATTGGCTTTGTCAAAACTGCTTTTGTATATTAAAGGAATACCAAGCAATGCTGTAATAGCAATAAGTCGAGCGCAGGTGTCTTCGGCATGATCTTGACTTTCTATTTGACAAGGACCGGCAATAAGAACAAGTGGCAACCGATTACTGATGGTAAGATTGTTGATATTAAATGTACGCATATAATTATTTACCAATGCCTGATGGTGTTGGCAATAATAAAGCAACAGGTTATAACGTGTATGATTACCCAGAATGTTTTAAAGAATAGAGCCCAACGAGCTTCTCTTAAAGTTAAGATGGGAACATCCGGACGATCGTCATCCGTGTTCCCCATTAAATGCCCAGTTGCCCGGGCCCATACTTTTTCAATGCTATTCATTTAGCCTTCGTATGTAGCTGAGTTAGCACCATGTTCGAATACCTCAACAGATTTAACTCTTACTGTTGGATTAATAGGATATCTCATGTCGCCACTGGCAATTAGTTCTGCCATTTTGTCATAGCACATTTTAGCAAACATCTCACAGCCTACACCTTCTACTATACGTAGATTGCATATACCACTGTTTTTGAATCCGCCAGCAATTTCGTTTAGCTTTTGAAATGTGTTTAGATGGGGATCGTCAGCCGCAATAACCAGGGTATGATCAAACATGTCATCGGCCCATGCCTTGAATTCTTTAAGCCCACCAAAGTCCATACACCAGTTTTTATCATCTAGTGTGTCGCATTCAAATATTAATTTAATGCCAATTGAATAACCATGTAATGTAGAACAGTGGCTGTGTGTGGCACGCCATTGTCTAAAACAGCATGACAGTCCTCTGTCGTTTCCGTAAGTTTTTGTCGAGTAAAATTTTGCCATCTCTAGTCTCCTTAATAATGAGCAAGTTTGACGACATGCAGAGTTTATAAAGCGGGATGAATGACGTAAAAAGTCCGCTGTGCCTGTGTGTATAGATTAATTATACAAGGTATTTATAGGTAATGCAACCCCAATAGATTCTTTTTTAACATTATCGTGTTGCCATTCTGTGGGCATCTTCCAACCTTCGGTATTGATAATGTTGAATTGAATGTTGGGATACAATGAAAAAAGTTTTCCAATTTGATAAATCCAGTAGCTAGGATCAACAGCACTAGAATTTGGATTAGAATAGTTATTGGTTCCCTTGTAGATGTTGTTTACAAGGTCCTGTCTTCCGTATAGATCAAATCCAACTAATGATACTGTTGGTAAATTTAATTGTGCGGCAATAAGAACAGCGTATGGACCCGAACCCCAATGTACTGGCTTGTCTGGACGAAGTTCTCCTTGATAGGGCAAGTCAGGTAGAAGTTTTACGTTTTTATTCTTTTCTATTTTTCTAAAATAGTGATGCCAGTTATCTCGAACATGTATTGTTGTATTGGCAGTTGTGGGATTTTCTAGAGCTTCACGAACCATTCGGTGGTCGCAGCAGACAAGATGATCAACTACAATGTCTCTATGCAAGGCATTACAGCCCACAAATAAATGTGTATCTTTAAATCCCAACCTACGCCAGTGCCTACTCTAGCGCCTGTGTTCCAAACAATGTCGCCCACGGAGTAAGTGCCTTCTTGAGGGGGAGTTCCTGCATACATATGAACATGTCCGCCGAATCGAACAGCACCAGCAACATGTAGATCAACTGCCGGATCGGGATTCTCAACCCCAATACTCAGCTTACCGTTAATTTTGACCTGTATAGGATTGCGATTAGGATTACCTAGTTCGATATTACCGTTGGCCTTAACTGCAATTCGTGTGGTATTATCTGTGACAATATCAAAATCTGTACTGGCAAAGGTGCCAACCATTCCGTGGAAATCATCGTTAGTGCCTAGCATTACCTCAATAGCATTTTCTGCAACACTAAGAGCAGCATTGGGTGCGTCAGTACCTAGGCCTAATCTATCAGTAGTTCCGTTATAGATTAGATATTGATTGATGTTTAATGAACCGTCAACAATCAAACCCTTAAGTCTGCCCACTGTCTGTAGATTACTTTTAACTACAGACGATCCTAATTCTTTAGTTGACAATACAACGCTATTTCCAATAGAAAAATGCTTGTCTTTGTCTAGGTCGATGTTTTCGGAAGAGAAAAATCTACCAGGATTTCCGTTAAAAACTAACTGCTTAGTAACGCCGTCACCGCTCCAGATAATGCCCTTACCAAAATTTCCTTCACCTTTTCGGGCACGGAATTCTAAGAATTGGGTTATTTCTTGGGCAACGGGTTGGTGGGCCGCATCAACAAGATCCTTAAGAACTTTGCTTAGGTCTGTTAGAGTTTGATCGATATTGGTATTGTTCATACCAGTATTTATCAAACTCCAATCTAAACATTAGGCAATTTTTAACAGAATTATGTCTTCGTTAATACGTCCGTTCATTTTAGTATCAACGGCATTGATATCCTCAAGGAACTTGCGTAGCACTACTTTACCTGCTGCCTTAAATTCTTTAAGTTGATCTGCGGGTTTACGTAGGGTTTTCTGTACAGATTTTGGTTCACTAAATCCTGTAATAGTTGTGCCTTTGATGCCAAGATCTTGAAATTCTTCTGCAACATACTTGCCCAATTTACGACTCTTGGTATTGTAGGTCCACAATTCTTTTGCACCCAAGATATCTGCAGGATTAATCGACACCAACTTTAGTGGCTCGTCTGCTTTTTTGTACTTGAGTTTGGCCACAATCTTCTCAGCAGGTACAGCTTTCTTAGCCTTGGGCTTGCGATTGACCTTAGCTTCTTGTGCTAGCATTTCGCAGGCACTGACAATCTCTTGATAAAAAGCAGTAATTTTTCGCAGTTGTACCTTGCTCAAATGACTATACGCTTCTTTAAGTTGTTCATCTTTAGTTGTAGCTGCTTCTGTAAGTTCATCTAAATTTCTAGCATAGAAATCTTTAATGATACGAGCATGAGCTGCCTTGGCTTGATGCGCTTTTAACAAGTTGAGAACTTTAAATGCTTTGGGATCAAACGCTTCAGGATCAAGCTGAAAGGATTCAATAGCGGTTTCGATTTCCTCAGTCATTTTGTATGATGACTCACGCACTCGTTCTTGAATACTAACAACAGGTACAGTAGATTTAACTTCTGCTACCGCTTCATCATCGACGTCATCTTTGCCTTCACTAACAATAGTAGCAATGGACTGTCCTAACCAAACTGCAGAACTACGACCATCATTAAAGTCTGCACGAACCGGTGGCATACCCTTTAGCAAGCAGGCTGCAATAGCACCAACAGTTGTACCGCAACGATTGTCTTTGGTCTTCTTAAATTCTGCTATCTGTTCTTTGGTATAACCATTCTGGCTCATCCAATTGATAACTTTGGGTTTGAGTTCTTTACCGCTAGACTCCAGACGATACCAACTCATAGCTGTATGGAAGTGACGCAAGAATTGATTGGTATCCCAAGATTCGTGACCATCCCACTTTGGACTAAAGTCTTTACCTTTAGCTGCTCGGGCTTCTGCGAGATGTTTTGCTTTTGTGGCCATTACCGCACTCCTATTAATTAAACAATACTTATATTATAGCATCGTTTTATCTAATTGTCAAGTGGATCATTTTGAAAAGTTTTAATGGGCACTGACTCACCGTCTTCGTTTTCTTGATAAACCACAGCAGATATGTAGCCATCGTTGAGACTAGATTTGGCTATTTCAAATGCTTCCTTTTGGCTAGCAGTTGTATCCAATAATTCATTGTGGCCGTCTTCGTCTTCGGCCCAAACTTCGTATAACATATATGTCATGTTGGTTGTACTCTAACCTCCTTATCGGTCGTCATCTTCGTAGTCTAACACAATCCAACCTAATTGTTTTAGATCCATTTTAATTTCGTCGGTCACAGTGCTTTCGGGAACATATCTGGTTCTAATCTTCCATGCTTCTTCTGTTTCTATTCCTTCGTATTCAAGATTTTGTCCGCCGATGCCCGAGCAATACCAATCGATGTAATCACCTTTCTGTTGCATGTCTGCAATTATGCCCCCGGCATAACGCCAAGAGCACGACCAACGTTCATTTTTAAGAACGGGCATAACATCCAATTTTTGGAATTGTCTATTACACATGGCCGCATATAAATTTTGAGCATAACTGTTATTGGTCCGAACCTTGTCTAAGATCCAATTAGTGGTCAGCAGATCGTATTCCATATTGTTTTTATGAGTTTTTGGATCGTCAAACTTGTGATCGTGTTCATTAAGTATGTTCTCAAACATTTCTAGATAGGCTTCGCTGACAGCCTCGCCTGCTTCTTCTTGACGTTTAACATAGCCTTCTTTTTGAAATCTATGGCGATCAGGGCTTTTTGAAACTTTTGACATCTTCCATTGCTTTCTTTAGGGTTTCACTATAATTAAGAGCAGATTGTTCCGACAAATGAATGCTGGTCTCAAAGTCTACGTGACCTTTAGTTAACAACTTCCAAATGTGTTGCCAACGATTCATCGACCAAAAATTAGTACGTTGAGTAGTATAGATAACAACAACTACACCAGTATCTTCAGCTTCTATATCAACAGTATGGGTGCAGTCATCGCTGCCGCATTCGCACACTACCTTGTACATCTTGGATGTGCCCCACTCGTTGACTTTTAAAATTCCCTGTGCTGGGGTTTCTGCTTTCATTGGATTACCGGTTTATTAAATGTTTTTACTTGAGTTCGACTGGCCGAAATCATATCAACCATCTTATTATAGTCTTCTTCAGACATAGCTGATTTATATATGCTCAATGCCTGAGTCATCATAATAGCGGCTACTTCTAAAGGACCATGTATACCAACCATATGGTCAGTAAACTCTAGGAAATTGTCATACAGTTGTTGCAGTTTATTATCTATCATTTATTTTTTTCTCTATGCCGGTATTCTCGTTTGAGCCAATATTTATAGCGGTCCCAATACTGTTTTATTGTAGCAGGTTCTTCTCCGTAGATCAATCGTTCTTCTCGATTTTCCATCCAAATTTCGTTGACCCAATGCCTAAAGGCACTAGTTTGGTGTTTCTGGTCTTGCATTGCAGAATTCACAATTTGGGTCATTGCATTTATCCTCGGTCCATTTATTGCAGGTTCTGCAAAAATGAGCATCGACTTGTTCGTTGTACTCTATTAGAGATTGACAGTCCGGACACAGATTTAGGTCCATAGGCTGTCTCTTGCTTTGATAAGACGAATCATCATGGCTTCGTCTTCTTTTTCGTAAGCTGCTTCGATCTTCTGAAGTAGTTTGTGAGACTTTGTACTCATCTTTTCTAGTTCAGGAGTCTTCTTGCTGCCAAATAGTTTGCCACCGTTAAGTTCTCGAGCCTTTTCGCAGTACTCAGTCCAACCACTTACTTCGTAAGCATCAGGACGAGCAGGACGAGTCACAGTCCACCAAGTGTAAAGCTCTTTAATTTCTTTTGCACGAATTGCTTGCCCAGTTGGCTTGCCGTAATCAGGATGTTCTGGAGTACACCAGTCGGTGTTAGTTAAAGTCATTGCCCAGTCAAGATGATCGATGCCTGCTTGAGGACAACGCCAAGTGCGCCAACGCCACCAGCCACTTGCCCAGAATGGAGGATTGTATTTGGCACGGTCTTCTTTACTGCCCCAAGCAATGTGACTCCATGCTGACTCAATTTCAACAAAGTCTACGAGTTCGTTAAAGAGACAAGGCAGAAAGCGATTACCGACATCACACCAATTGCCAGGTCTGATATCACGGGAATGAGCAGTGAGGCTATGAGTGCGAGTGACCCAACGGTTATTAATATAGTATTTCGCATCGTAAATCTTTCTAATGGGCCAAGTGACAAAATCCTGGAGATGGCCAAGTGCTTCTTCAGCTAGCCAATAACGAAAGTTATGCTTCATTTGTGCCGCGGTGGTCCATTCGTCCCATTCTTCTGCTGTACCTGCACTGAGTTTTTTGGTACCGCGAAGCCAATCTGCAAATGGAGTGCATGACCAATAGTTTGTATGTTGCGCCATAATAGTATATTTTCTCTGTTGAACACTTTAATTATACTATCTTTCTAGAAACCTGTCAAGATGATTCTTTTTTGAACCGTTTTATTTTATTAAATGTTGTGACAATACCATGCAACTGATCCAAACCCATATAGTATTGAATCCCACAAGAGTAGGTAATAATTTCTTTTCACTGGCCCAAATAAGTGTCAGGCTTGTTGCCAAAGTAAAAAAATAAAGCCACCATACGGAAATACCAAAGATTAAACCAGGAACAATAATACACGCCTTTGCCGCCCAACTGGCAAATTCTACTGTATTATAGTCAGTCCAGTATTCCTTTTTAAACCACATGCTATAACATTCTTTTATTTTGACAAAGCCTATGTGGCGATAGACTGCTCCGCATAGGATTAAAAACGCTAGGCATCCAGAGAAAATTTGTGTTTCGTTCATAATTTCCGTTGATAGCCTGCTAGATTGAGCATGATTGAATATTGCTCGTAGGCCTTTTGGACAGCGGCGTTTGATTGTCGATACCAACTTTCTTCACGTTCTTTTTCCATAAGCATGGAAAACATGTCGGCATCACTGTAGCCGTGAGTGTGATTGCCAAAAAATCTCTGCTCCATTTCTATTAGAGCACGAAATCTGCTTTCAGGTATTTGAACTGTGTAGACTTTTTCTGTTTCAAATTCTACAAAATCCTTGCTAACAACGTCTGCTCGCAGAGGATCTGTAAAATATTTAGGAGGGTGGTATCTGGCCCTACGTTTTTGATCATCTACGATTTGTACTTCGTAGTTTTATTAGCCGAACGTAATTCAATAAAGTGAATCCATGAACGTAGTGTACCATTCATATACAGGCGGCTTTCAATTAGGCCTTCCGGCAATACTGCACGAGCCTGTTCCTTGGCTATGCCGTTAGCGATAGCCCATTCGTACTCTCTTTTGGCAGCATAGATAACTCGCTGTTGAGCACGATACCATTCATTTTGTAAGAGGTGATCATCGACTGCGACACTGTTCTGTCTGTTTTTGGGATCTTGCAATCTTGCTTCTCTTGTGACAAAGTTAAGGTCTCGAGTAGGATCCGCATATCGTTGACTAAATTCTTGAAAGCTAAAAGATCTATGTCTAAGGATTTGTCGGGCAATGTCTCTTGTTGTGGTAATTTCGATACAGGCTGACACCATTTCGAGAGGTGACCAGTGTTGATGTTTGACCAAGTATCGAATGAGTTTATCCGACGTCTCTGTGTTGAGCTGGTTGCTAGGGTTAGACACACGGGCGCAATACGCAATGAGTTCCTGCGCATCTGCGATGCCCAAATCTCTAAATTCGTCTGTGGGTTGACTATATGATAGAAGTTTAACATTCATGTTTATTTACTGCTCGGGCTCTTCGATTGGTTCATCAAAACAAAGACTCTCCATTGTTTTGTAATGTTCATAGGCTTTTTTTAGTGCTTCAAACTTTTCTAACTTTGCAGGATCGGGTACAAGTATAGCAAGTCGTTGTTCCATCTTCTTCATAAATTCTTTTAGACTTGCATTACCAATTTTAATATCACCACCTTCTGCTATACTAACACCGTCAGTATCTATATTAACTGTTGGAGTAGTATTAGAAAATGTATAAGGACCACTATTAATTGTATAACCACTAGTTCCAGTAGTCCATTGATTATTAGTAATACCGCCGCCGCCGATTGCACCGTAGTTTAATGACGGTAAAGTAATCGTAGTCGCACTGGAATCTAGAGTAATAGTATCCAGTGTGTCAATCATGGTGCTGGCCTGAGCCGCACCATAATTGCTTAGATCAATTTCAATATCATTAAATGTGATACTGTCTTTTGAATCCATTTTAGGCCTTGGCTTCTTTGCGGGCGTTCTTTTCTGCTGTGATTTCATTGCGACGAGCCTTAACGCCTTTGGCAACTTCTTGAAGAGCTTTACGAGCACGAGTTCCTGCTGCGCCGTTGCCTGCTGTGAATTTTGCGTCCTCGGCTAAAAATGCTTCGAAATCTGCTTTTAGTTGTTCTACTGTTGACATAATATTTTTTCCTTATAGTTATGTTCTAATACTTATAAGCCGCCTTGCTTGTAGGTGCTTAAAACTGGTATGGTCGGTAGGTTTCGAACCTACAAAGACTCTGTCTACGACTTTGTCCCGTCCCCACTCTTGGCTATGAGCCAAGCGGGAGGTCTGCCAATTCCACTCACGACCACAACTATATTATATAATCATAATGAACAAAGGTCAACAATTTTCCAAATAAATAAATTTTGTATAACTCCATTTTTTGGTAGTTAAGAAGATAGTTTAAATCCAAAGGAAATTACATGAACAAACGTATTTTAGTTATGGGCCTACCTGGTTCAGGTAAAACATATTTGGCACAACATATTGTTGACCATTTACAAGCAGATAAAAAACGTGTAGGTTGGTTAAATGCTGACGATGTGCGTAAAAAGTATAACGACTGGGATTTTAGCAACGAAGGTCGTATTCGTCAAAGTCATCGTATGCGCGAATTAGCAGATGCAATGATTGATGTTGATTATGTCATTTGTGATTTTGTTGCTCCTCTAGTTGAGATGCGTAATAACTTCAAAGCAGATTGGACCATTTGGGTCGACACTATTGACAAAGGTCGATACGAAGATACGAACAAAGCCTTTATCCCGCCAGAGATTTACGACTTTAGGATCACAGAACAAGATGGAGAAAAGTGGGGAGAGTTTATTGCTGCCCACATACTAGACAATCGTCGTCGTCCTGTGTTTGACTGGAAAAAAGAAACTGTTCAAATGTTAGGACGCTGGCAACCATGGCATGCAGGTCATCGAGCACTCTTTGAAAGATTACTGGCCAAGACTGGACAGGTCATTATTCAAGTTCGTGATGTGCAAGGATGGCAAGGTAGTAATCCTTTCGAAGTTGAAAAGGTCAAAGGCTTTATTAAGCGAGATTTAGATATGCTATATCAAGGGCAATATGAAATACAAGTTGTTCCAAATATTGTTCATATCGGCTGGGGACGTGGCGTAGGGTATACCAGCGGTGAAGAAACATTTGACGAAAGTATTACTGATATCTCTGCAACTAAGATTAGAAAACAACTGGGACTAAAGTGAACAAGTATCACGTTAGATTCAACACCAAGCATAACGGTAGTCCGTTAGTTTGGCGTATCTTTGAAAATGGTGTAGAGCATCTAGCCACAGATGTTCGCATCGTTGGAGAAACTTATACTGAGTGTACACACGAGTACGGCGAAACAAAATGGAACATCGCCTGTCAGGGCAGAATGGTCTGGGATGAACAAGTTGCTGTTATTGTCACGGACAAGGATTAACGCTGGATATGAATACAGCTATAATGAGTATTGAAATAATATTTTATTTCTTTTTATGGACTTTTATGATATACTGGATACACCGAGCCAGTCATAAAATTTCATTCCTGTCAAAACTACATTTTCATCATCACGCCTATGTTAAAAAACACAAGATAGTCTGGCATTGGAATAACATTTTTCTGTTTAATGACAATTGGCCTAGCACGTTTGATTATTGGATAACTGAAGTTCTACCTACTTTTATTTTCAGCTGGATCACAGGTCAATGGTGGATAATTATTTTATTTTATGTTTATGCAGCTATTATACAAGAAAGGCTAGAACACAATAGAAAATTCAATTTGTATCCTTGGTACACATCTGGTCAATGGCATTATTTGCATCATACAGAAAGTAGATGCAATTATGGTATTGGGACACCTTTTTGGGATTGGGTCTTTAAAACAAATCGATCAATTAGATTATAGATTTAAGTTGCCCAAGTCTGTTTCTCACATTCAAAAAATCAGTAATTACAGTTTTTGTGACAGTTCTTTGCCAATCTCGATCTTGCCAAAACATTTTTGCATTTTGATTTATAGGATGATTAATAAATTCAGAAAATGATTCTTCGTCTTTAAAAAAAGTATAAATTTCTAATTTACATCCTGTTTCATCTAATATTAAAAATCTGTCTAGGATTCTGCCCTGTCTAATAAAATCAGCTGCTAAAGCTCTAACTCCTGTGCCTTTTTTTCCTTGGAGTTTTTCTTCTAATCCTCGATAATAAAAATCATCCACGCTTGTGCCATTTCTATTTTTTTCTTCAAAGATAACTTTTTGTAGTATCATAACGCTAATTGCTCAACAATATATGAAGGAAGGGCTGAATAGTGTGTGTGATTTTTTTTAACTTCTTTCATAATTAAACTTTGCAGTTCTTCAAAATTTCCAATATAAGAATTGATATCGTCAGTGTCGTTATAATTATGATCAAAAATAATTTTTTTGTTAAAATACGTGTCTAAATTATTTGTAGTGTTATTATTTACAATATCTTCAAAATATAGTTTTTCGATAATATTAGAATCTTTAGCAAATAAATTTTCTAGTTCCCAATATGTTCTACACAGTTGATTGAAAAATGTCATTATTCTTCTTACTTCTCTGTTGGATTCAACAAAAATAAACGGATCATGTTTTTTAGAACTACCTATATAGTCATTATGGTCTATTGCGATCAGCATACTTCCTATGACTTTCCAAATATCTTTTCTTAAAATTAAGATAACATCTAGATTATTATCTTTAATTAAATTTTTTAAATCTGAGTGAAAGGACAAAAAAGTTTTAAAACCAAAATAATCTAAATTTTTCTTTGATTTTAAACTAATAAACTTTTTAATGATTAAATCCTGATCAAATGAATTGTTTTTTATTGAGTTAGCTAATCTATGTAAGTTATGCGGATTGAACGGCTCGTAATTAGGAAACTCTGGAATCCAAATATCATCAAATTTATTCAACACATCACAGACAAATGTAGTGCCGCTGCGAGGAGTACCAACAATAACAAAATTTTTATTCATTTTTATTTTACCATATATTTAGATGTTAAATTTGTATGTATTATATACAATATTCTGATTCAGCAGTGGCTTCTTGCAATCTTTGATCAGTGAGGGCTGATCTCAATCCTGTGATAGTGATATTTGGTCTTGGTTTATTTGAAATATTAAAAGTTCCATGCGGAACATTCAAGGTATCGAACATATGAACATCGCCAGCTCTCCACTGAGTGTGTACTGCATTACCGTATATGAGGATCTGGCCAGGCTCATAATCTTCTAGGTGTACAATAATCCTAACTATTTTTGACGGGTCTGTGGGATTGCGATGCCATAATTTATCAATGTGCATGGCGAAAGTCTGACCAGGCCATTGTACATGGCAACGATAGCTGACTTTTTCTAAATGCCAATGGTCTACCATTTTTTTGATCTTAGGAAACTGATCTAGGTATTCTTCTAAAACTAAGTTAGTATGATCAACATGGTCTAAACCGTGAGCCTTTCTATCGTTTTGCTCTTGTGTTCTCATCGGACTAACGCCCCCAGGGAACCCCGGACGTTGTCCTGCCGCCGTACTTTGATCCCAGGATAATGATTTTGATTTATCTATAATTTTAGCAACATCGTCTGCCCAATCGCCTTTGAATCTTCCTAACTGATGATACCATTCACCCTCTTGCTCCTGTTTGAATTTGTCAAAATGATAGTTGCTAAAGGTCTTGGTGTATTCGTAAGAGCTTTCATAGTTCTTACCATCTTGATGATTAAAATCTTGTGGTAGAGTTTTAAATTTTATCCTATCGATATATTGGTTGATATTCATGGCATTTTTCTTATGACAATAAGGTGCATATTATTTTTTTTCCAATGCGTTAATTGCATTAGAAACAGTTTTTTCCAATTCTTCTTTACCAAATTTTTGCGACATATTGTAGTCTTTCAAAAAGTCAGCTTGCACTTTCTGATCTGTAATATATTCTTTCAGTATAGAATTCCAAAATTCTACAGCTTTTGTATCAGTACCCTTGGGCAATACCACGGCAAATCCGTCAGTACTTTTCCACTTAGGGAAGATTTCTTTAAACGTGGGAATGTTGGGATATTCTGCTAGTCTAGTTGTGCTGTCTACAGCCAGCAATCGGATGGTTCCCGAATCAACAAAACTCTTTGTGATCAACAATGGCACTGCTGCAAACTGCACATGATTGCCGGCAATATCTTGTACTACTGGAGCTCCACCTTTGTAGGGCACGAGAGTAGCACCTTTCATTTTTCCATCTGAAAGTTCTATTAACTGCTGTATAGTCATTAGTTGTCCGGGTGCGCCGTAGGCTAGAGTTTTTGGATTACCTTGATACAAATCAGTTAGAGACCGTATGCCACTATCTTTATGAGTGACAAACGCCATAATACTATTTTTTATCAACGTCACTGTTTCTAATTCTGCTTGAGGATTTTTTAATCTTTGGACGGCTATGGTGCCGGCTGTTGCAAAAGAAATATGATATCCGTCTTTAGGCATTGCGGCAATTTCATTCATGCCAATCAATCCTTCGGCTCCTGGTCTGTAAACTGCTACAAACTTAATGTTTTTTTTCGCTGCCCAATTTTCAAAATGCCTAAAAGTTTGATCAACACCGCCTCCTGGTGCAAATGGCATCACCACTTTAATAGGTTGAGAACCAACGTCAAATGCTTGGCTGGGAGCAGATAAAAAAAACATCATGCTCAATCCTAATAAAAATTTTTGTATCACTATTCATCTCCGTAAGTGAAAATATTTATGCAATAAAGTGCTATGATAAATATTTCATGAAAAACAATACTTGGAATAAATTATTAGAATTAAAAAAATTACCCTTTGGTAGTGTACATTGCATTAAAGATCAAGATTTAGAACAAGAAGTATCGGATATCATTGTTGATGTTCTGCAAAATGATTGTATGAATGATGATGAAATACACGATAAATTTACAAAAGAGTATAAAGCATGGATAATGAAAACCACCTCTAATCGAGTTATAGGTTTAGAAAAATTCCAAGGCCTAGCCTTTTCAAACGGAACCACAGAAGCTTTTGATAAATTTTATCTAAAAAATCGTAATCGTAGGTTAAGATATTTTCGAGGCGAATACATGTATCATTCAATAGCCGCCAATCTATATTTTGATCAGAGTGTCTGTATTGAAGATGAACCAATACAAGAAAATGACGTGGTAATTTTTAGTCTTCCGTTCGCTGGCACTGGAAATGAACACGTAATGACTGATTCAGTTTTAAAAACTTGTGAAGCACTTAAAGTTCCGGTATTAATCGATTGTTGCTATTTTGGTGTTTGTGGCGGAATTGATTTTGATTTTTCTTATGAATGTATTACTGATATCACATTTAGCCTTAGTAAAAATTTTCCAGTACAGCACCTTAGAATTGGCATGAGGCTAACCAAAGAAGACAATGATGATGCTTTATATGTTTATAATAAAAACAAATACGTCAATAGACTGTCGGCTGCGGTTGGATTAAAACTATTACAAAGATATACTGCTGATTACAATTATAAAAAATATCGGTCAATACAAGAAAAGTTTTGTGAAATTTTAAAAGTAGAAATGTCAAAGTGTGTTTTTTTCGCAACTTCTACTGAGTCGTTCGAAGAATATAATCGCGGCATAAAAGAAAATAGACTTTGTTTTTCAAAATATTTAAAATCAGAAATGTTGCCGCACAACTTCTATGATAAATCCTGAATATTCCTCTAGGTTTGGAACCATCGATGATCTAGTATATCTAGAAAAATTACTAGTTGATACCAAAAATTATAGACAGAATACTTCTAAAATTTGGTCGTATCCTTTTGATGATAAAGATTTTGATATCTCTGTTTTTATGAAATCTATCGAAACAATGATTTCTAATGAAACTCAAACTAAAAATAAGATTGCGTTAGTATTTGATAAAGAAGAAAATATTAAATGTATTGCTATTGGTCAGTTCTGGAATATGATTAGATCTTGGCGTCAATGTATAATACTTTGTAGTCCCAATAATTCTATCTTCAATGCTGTGGATAATGGTATTGCTGACACCAGCACATTGCTTATTTCACATGCAGAGAGTATAGGATATTATTCCTATGATTTTATTGTGGCCAATCCTAAAACTACCAACCGCTGGAATAGAATGAGACAACAGATACCAATAATAAAAGATAGGTATGAATTTTTTGACGAGGCAATTATTCCTGCTGGTACAATGCCGTCACATCCAAGATATAGGCAAATGATGAGAAATAGAACCTGGAATGTAGATCTTCTTTATCGAATTGGCTATTTGAAAAATCAATATAGAAATAATGATTTTTTAATTTCTTTATAAATCAAAATGCTATAGTACTTGCATTTTTTATTTTGGAGATTCCCACCATATCGCATAATCTGAATATTTGTCTAAAGATCTTGTGAGTAAGTCATACAATTTATCAGGGTTCCAGGCGTTGTGATTCACAGAAGGTCGATGCGAATGAACTAAAAATGTGACCCTAGCACATCGATCATATTCAAATGCTTCGATACCGTGTGCTGCTCTCGTACTAGTCAATGCCCAAGCATGCCTCTGGCAAGGATGACTGCTGTAAATTTTTTTATCTAGATCTAGGTATTTCTCCCATTCTTGGGGATACACATTCTCTGATTCTACAATGTAAGTGGCTATGCGATTGTTTTCGTTGGTTTTTCTAGGACAAAAATATAACGCATCCTCTTTGACTTCGTTGTGAAGATAAAATCTCATCCCTAGCCAATCATCGGCGTCGGTGTGCAATGGAGCTGTCACGTTTGATTTTTGTAAAAGGATAGTTACTCCGGACAATATATTATAGGGGAAAAGATGAATGTATTCAACTACATCTGGAAATATCTTATCAAACTCTGAAATCCAAGAATTACTATATCCGTGATGAAATGCACTAACTTGGATCCAGGGATAAAATCCCCAGCCTTTCATACCTCGTTCCTCAAAATGCATAATTTTCTGACCAGTCTCAGGATGATTGATATTTCCCACAAGTTTGGGGGCTTTTGTAAAGGCCCAATCTGTAAATAGATCGATATCAACCTTGGGAGGTTCTGGAAGATCTAGAGGAATATAAATCAAATCTCGAAATTGATCAAACTTTTTTGGCCAGTGTTGAGAAGGAATTTGAGTGGTGTGAATCATTTTAATTAAATAAGGGTATGTTAACAAGTCTACTACAAAAAATTTCGATCAATAAAAATCTAAGAACAATAACGATACCGCAGCATGTGATATTTATCAGTGGTATCGTGATGGTATTGTTAGATATGACATCGGCATGGTGGTTGTTAGCTGCGTATGTAGGATGGTTCTTTATTGGATTCATTGGATTTAATATTTTCTATCATAGGTATATTTCACATTCTGCCTTCCGGACGCATAAAATTTTAGAAATTGTTGGAGTATATCTAGGACTGCTAGCAGGCAGAGGCAGTCCAGTTTGGATGGCAAACATACATACTCCCTATCATCATAGATATAGTGATACTGATCTAGATCCTCATACTCCTACTAAAGGTTTTTGGCATGCGTATTTGACATGGCAGAACAATCCTCCTAAACTTAACCCGATGTTTTGTAGAAAAATGCTTAGAGATCCTGTAATGAAATTTATGAGCGATCATTACTATAAAATTTTCTGGATCACATTTGTATTGTTATTTGTTATAAAATGGGAATTAGCCGTTTTCTTTTTTATGGGTGCTGGAGTTTTGCAAACGCATAGTGAAGCAATAATTGCAACTTTTGGACACACGCCAAACTATGGAACTAGAGAACACGAAACAGGAGATAACAGCAGAAATTTAAGAGGTATCTTTAATTGGATTACACTGGGCAGCGGATTGCATAATAATCATCATGCACGTCCCGGACATTACAGCTATGAAACACATCCTGGAGATTTTGATTTTGCTAGACGAATTATTGAGCTGATAGCTAAACCTGGATCGCTTAGAACAGGAACAGACTAATGCAGATAGGAACTTATACTTTTCATCGCTATCATCATTCGTTAATATTGATTCAACATGGACTTTTACTTTGGGTGTTATTTTATCATTTTAGTTTTTTAGGAATACTTGCTGGCCTAGTTGCTAAAGAATTATTTAAAGGCATAGGAGACGAAATAGGTGCCCATAGATATTTCACACATAAAAGTTTTAAGACTACAAAATTTAAAGAAAATCTATTGATATTTTTACATTTCTTTAATATGCAAGGGCCGTTGTTATCCTACATAGGTATACATCGAATGCATCATGCATTCACTGATACAGAAAAAGATCCGCACACCCCACTTAAAGGAAAATTAAAAGTTCTATATTGGTTAAATCCTATTTCAGTAAATCCGTCAATGGTACGAGACTATCTAAAAGATTTTAGATTTAGATTTCTTGCCAAATGGTATTATGAATTATATATAGGATTTTCTATAATCTTTATATTTCTTTTTGGACTTGTCCCTTATGTTTATATTTTTAGTTTTTCAGCAATATTAGGATTGTATTTAAACGGATTGGTAAACATTTATTGCCATGACGGAATAGGAACACAAGATTTTGTCACAGGGGAAAGTAGCAGAAACAAAAATTCAACAGCAATGATTTTTCTTTTAAAAGGGGGTCACCTCCATAATAATCACCATGCACATGCAGCAAGTTCTACTACCAAAGTAGAATCTCACGACTACGATTTTTTTGGTATAATTATAAACAAATTTTTTAAATTATGAAAATTTCAATTACTCCAACAGACACTCAATACGGCGCCTATATTAGTGGCGTAGATTTTTCTTCCAAAATAGATTCACACCTCATAACAGAAATAAAAGAATTATGGAATAAGTACCAAGTATTGATTTTTGTTGATCAGCACCTTACAGTGAATGACTTGGAAAAATTTGTATTATATTTTGGTGAACATTGTCGAGATCCGTTTATTGATCCAATTAACGGATCAAACTATGTAGCAGAAGTGCTGAGAGAGCCTAACGAATCTACTGAAATATTTGCCGAAGGTTGGCATTCTGATTGGTTCCACATGAAAGAGCCACCAAAAGGAACTGCACTATATGCTAAAGAAATTCCACCGCACGGCGGCGATACACTATTTTCCAATCTGTATAAAGCATATGACACGCTTCACGATGACCTTAAACAGATTTTAGAAAACCATCGAGGAATAAATTCTGCTAGACGCGGATATGCGCCCGATGCTAGATACGGTGTGTCAGATGTTGGCAGGTCAATGAAACTTAGATATTCAGACGAAGCCTATGAAATCCAACATCACCCGTTGGTGTTAGAGCATCCTGAAACAGGCAAGAAAGTAATCAACTGCAATCGAGGTTATACTATTGGGATTGAAGGGTTAGACAAAGATAAATCTTACAAAATACTAGCAGAAATTTTTAATCACCAGAAAAATCCAAAATTTATTTATACACATCGGTGGACTAATAACCAACTAGTGCTCTGGGATAATCGTTGTACCTTACACAGAGCTACTGGTGGATATGACGGGCACCGACGATCTCTGTATCGTGTCACAATAAAATAATTTAATATCCGTTTTCGTTTTCACGTAGGTGCTCGAAAAAAGGAGCCAGTTTAAAATTTTCCGTAATCCTGCCTCTTTTAAGATTGTCCTGTGCAGGATATCCCTCATCCATTAAACTCCAATCAGTAATACGTAGAGAAGTAGTCTTACACAGTTTTGCCTTGGCTTTTTCTAAAGGAAAATGCCAGCTATAAGAATCATCATCTATTAAACTATTTTTCCAATCTTCTGTATTAGAATCAAAATTAAAAACTTTTTCTAAAATATCTAAAATTTCTTTTCTAGAATAATTTTGATTTTTTTCTAAAGAATATCTACCGATTTGTCCTACATTTCTAAACTCCAACGCCACTGGATAATTATTTTTTTGTATTAACTCTTTCAGGCGATCTGGAACATGTTCATTTATTCCCTTGGCTAAAATACAACCAATAGCTAGTTTTATCTTATTATCCACGCAATTTTGAAATGCTTTAACTTTTTTCTTTGCACATCGTAAATTATCCATAGTGGCATAAACTGTGTCATCGTCAGCACCGTTCATGCTAAGATAGACTGTTTTTAATCCAGCATCCACTAATTTTTTTACGTAAGTTTCATTTGCTAAACGCAATCCGTTTGTGACTAAAACTATTCGATGCTTGAGAGGCATACTTGTTATAAGTTTTATGATCTTAGGTAAATCTTTGTGTAATGTAGGCTCCCCACCTATTAATCTAAATTCTGTTCTTTTTTTAAATTTGCTTATAGTTTCAATGAGTTTGTTAAATGCTATGTCTTTGTAGCTTCTGTTTGGCAGATAGCAATTGCTGCATTCCATATTGCAACGATGAACAATGTCTACATAGACTATTTTAAATTCGCTGTTTTCCGGATCTATTTCGTTATTTTTTTTAAAATGGATGGGTGTATAAAGTGTTGTCATATCTCTTGGATAAATAATAATGTATTTAAACGAGGAACTAATATGCTAACAGTAACCTGGACTTATGAAAGACCAACACAAGAATATCCGTTCTACATGGATACTCCCGAAGGAGCTGCCTTTCAGGAGATCATTGATACTATTAGACAAAATTCGGGACTAGTAATCAGTCGTGAAATTTCTAGGACTGAAGACGGATTAACACTGGTGTCTGTATACAATTACGAATCTGTTGAAAAATGCAAAGAATTTACTGACACAATTACCTCTGAGATATCCACTTATTTTCTTTCTAGACTTAACTATCTGATTAAATGCAACCATAAACTTACTGGAATAGCTAACGAACCTGTGTTCGGATTAGATAACGACCCTATGGCTGTAGACGAAATAAAGCTAGGATTGACTAGAGTACTGCCGCATTTAAATTAAAATATAATCTAGCAGTTTTTCTCGAACTTGCTGATATGTCAAAGTTATATCAGCAAATCTTAAACTTACACAGAATCTTTTTTCATTGCTGAAATTAACTACATTATGAGGTATATCTGTTCTCACTAAAGTTGGTACAGAGATTGTTAATTCTTCAATAGATACGCAGTCACTTGCTGACCATCTTGTTCTACGGAGCCCTTCTTTGTTTACAGATGTTTCGCCAACGGTATCTGACGAATACCATTTCATTACATGATTTGTAGAACCATAAATCCAATTTAACCCGCAATGAATTCCGTGAAAGGTTCCATTCTCTTCAACAAATCCGTCAACATGAATAACTAAAGATTCTTGCGCAGGTCCATACATAAAATATATATTTTTTAAAGGAAGACCTTTTTCTTCAAAAAATTTCGATACATCATCTTTCACTAGTTCATCTATAGGCAAGAAATCTAAGCCCCAGGTATCATGTCTTGAAAATCTTCCATCTAAGGTGACTCCCGGCTTTAAAATGTCATCGAAAGGAAATTTAAATTGAGTGTAATTTGTAGTATTTTTCATATATTATCAATCAATACACATTACAATATGTATTCTAATTTGATCTAAAGATCCATTAATAAAAGTGTGATCTTGTGTTGTATCTGCTCGATACACAACTCCCTCATGTAGTTGATGACATTCATTTTTATATGGCCATATCATCCAACACTGATCATTTGTGATTATAGGTAAATGCAATCTAGGGGTTGGATCTCGATGGATAGAATAACATTTTCTAGAATTCATTAACATTATTCTAGTTCTAAAACCATTGTGGTCTTTAATAAATTTTTCTAGAAGTGTCCCATGAAGCTCTGGATATATAAATTTATAATTTCGTTCCTGTTGTTCTTCTAATTCTTCAATACGGCCAATACCTGTGACCCAATCATTTGAACCGTTTTCTAATCCTTGACATATTAGCTGATTGTCGTTAACGTTAATTTTTTTTACCAATTCCAAAACTTCTTTCTGCAAAGTTTGGAAATTGATAAATTTATATAGTGGCTGTAATATCATGGTAAAGTATTTATTATATTAATTTTCTATAATTTTTTTTGTCTATAAATATGAACATGTTTAATCAAGAAGTAGAAGGATTTTGGCAGGTAGGTGCTACGAAATTTAAAAATAAATTTCAAGCATTGGTGTTTGCTACCGAAACCAATCAGGAAGTTAGTTACATATATTTTGATCAAATTTGGAACAATTTTGATAGATCCTTGTTGGGAAAAGTTTCTCTCAAAAAACTTTATCAACAACGTGCTCAACAGATTAGAGATAGCTACGATTATCTAATTTTATATTTTTCGGGAGGCGCCGATAGCTATAACGTTCTTAGATCGTTTATAGACAACGGTATTAAATTAGATGAAGTTTGTGTGAAATGGCCAATGGCCGCTATAAAATCTCAAGTTTACAAAGCTAATAAATTGGACACCTCGGCAAGAAACACTCTTAGTGAATGGGATTATGCTATTAAACCTGTTCTTGATTGGCTGTCACAGTATCATCCTCAGATTAAAATCAATATTGCAGATTGGACAGATAATTTAAGTCCTGAAATTTATACAGAAGATTTATGGCATCACGTTAACACATGGAATGATATAGAAATACCTTTTATGTTGACATATAGTAAATCGGAATTGCTCAAATTAAATAAGGGTAAAAAAGTTGGATCCATTTATGGAATAGATAAACCTTTGTTAGCTTATAGAGATAATAAATGGTTTATGAGTTTTACCGACACTGGTACAGGGATGGGAATTCCTTCGCAAGAAAATAGATATGGAACTGAATATTTTTATTGGTCTCCAAAATTTCCAATATTAGCTATGGAACAAGCCTATCAGTTGTCATCATATGTTGATGATAATTTTCATTTAAGACAATATTATTATTCAGATGTAAGTAAAGATTGGCCACTTGATTTTACATTATTATCTATTCGAATGCAAAACTCTGTAGCAAGGCAAGTATTATATGATAATTGGACAAATAATTTTCAGGCTGATAAACCAAATATTGCAGATAGAGAAGATAAACATTTTTGGATTTTTGAGCATCCAGAATTAACCAAATGCCGTGATAGCTTTTTAGATATGAATAGTCTATTTTTATCTCAATTAGATAAAAGATTGTACTTAGGAGTGGAAAGAAGCCAACGAGATTTTGGAAAAGTAAGAGGAAGATATCAACACTTATTTTCAAAGTGGCATTTTGTGAGATTAATTAATGAATAATATTTTGTTAGTATGTCGTGGATATCATCATTTATCTACAATCTATGATTTAATAAATCAAGGTTATAATTTAGATATAATTGTTCCTAAAGATCATCCCGAATTTGATCTAATGAAGTCACAACTATCTAAATTTGATAACATATTTGTTGTTGATACTACTGATCAATTTTTAAATTTACTTTCTCAATTATTAGAAACAAAAAAATATCAATATATCTATCCTACGTTCCCTGATCATCATATGAAATTAATTGCTGAAATAAACAGTAAATTTGATCTACCAGGAATTAAATTAAAATCATACGAAAAAATTAAAGAAAAAATAGTTTATTACAAAATATGGAAAGATTTAAAGATCGATGTTCCTGAAATTTATCAAATTGTTAAAAATAAAAAAACATTAAACACTATATCTTCAGATATTAAATTTCCATGTTTAGTAAAACCGTCGGGAGGAATGGCAAGTTTAGGGATAAAAATAATTTCTTCTAGAGAAAGTCTTAAAGATTTTTTTAAAGACGTTGATGTTAAAGTACATGATTATCAAGAAAGCCACGGTGAAAAATTTAAAACTTTCGAATATTATTCAGCAAATAGTGATTATATAATTCAGGAATATATTGATGGACCAATAATCTCTGTGATTGGACACATACTTAATAAATCTCTTAGCTTAGATTTTTTTTATGATATAGAATCTAATTCATATCCCTATGCGGCTGAAACTGCATTAGTGTATCCGTCTAAATATTTTAACAACGATTTTTATGAAAATATCAAAATTAAATTAGAAAAGTTTATTTCTTTAACTGAGTTAGATAATTGTCCGTTCATGTTAGATGTGATATTAAAAGAGGGGAATATTTATTTTATTGATTTTGCAGCTCGAGTTTCCGTAGGATGCCATTTATTGCAATACTCTGGAGAAAATCAGTATGCATCAAAGTTAGTTAACTCTATTCTTAACAATAAAAATATGTTGTTAAACACAAGCAAGTGTAGTATGAAAAGAGATTTAGGATTAAAACCAGGTCTCATTAAAAGCATAGAGATTAAAAAAGATATTCTTGCAGACTATATTAAATTACCAACTAATAATAAAGTTAATCTTCCAAGGAACGATTTAGCAATCAGCAATAACGGATATGTTTATATATCAGGCAGTGATCTTAACGATCTAAACGAAAAATATCAAAATTTAATTTCTTCTATAATTGTTAATTATACCTAACCAATGCTTTGATGTGCTAATCCGTTTAGAAGAATATCAAACGGATGTAATTTACCAAAGTGAGAATTTAATACAAAGCAATCTTCATTTTCTATATAATTAATCCAAGGTGTTGAAATAGGAAAGAAGAATCAGTGTCGATGGGAATGTTGATCCTGAGATTTTCGAATATAGTTTCATCCTTGTGCCAAAGGAATTCTTCACCTACTCTATCATACATGTCAGCATCTAAAACAGCTATCCTACTTCGTGTAGGTGAAAGGTGAAATTCATTGATAAAATTTTTAAGATTAGTTTGTGAGATGCACGGTGATAGTTTTCTAAATCCATAACTGTCAAAGTATGTATTTCTTATAGAACGAAAATTTTCTGTACTGCCATAATAAAATTGATCCGGAGCGTTTACAGGGGTGCCGAGTGTATGTTGATTAGGATCAATTGTGTCTATTAGATCCGGGTTGTATACCATGCTAAGACCGCCGTAGGCCTTACTTTGACCTTTAGTTGTTTGCCAACCTTTAGTTCCAAACGTTTCTAATGCTGATAGAGTATCTTTGATAAGTGAAGGAATATCAATTTTGTGAGGTAATTCTATTACGTCATCTATTTTAGTTGATGTAGCAATATCTTTTATTGCTGTGTAGAAATCGCTTTGTTCATATATCCACTGGAATAATGACAGGTGCGCAGGACAATCTTTTACGTAAAACTTCATTAATTTGGCCCTTTAAAAAATCCAGAAGATATTGCTTCAGAAAAGATATTCCACTTGTCTTCATTATCTATTGACGATAATGCCACCATCTGATAACACGAATCATCGTTTGAGTCTCCGCAGACATTGTATATATTTTCTAATATTTCAAAAGAATCAACTGAAACAGATGATGCAAGTTTTATTATTTCTTTAAAACTTTTTGAGTATTTTCCTTCTCTTGTAATCATAGCAACTTTTATTTTATTCTGTGAATTTAAAAATTCAAGCTGAGCCTTAAGTATAATTGGACTAAATCTAACAGCATTAGGTCCCCACTTAGTTAATCCGTTGCTTCTAAAATCTGGATGTATCCAAAATCTAGTTAACACTCTTGCAATTTTCTCCCCCCATTTGTGAGGAGAATATTCTATGGCTCCAAAGGAAATTATTTTATTTTCGTATATTGCTGTTACAAAATAATAATATTGTGTAGGAGATAAATTTACATAATTTTCATACAATGGATCTGCACGGCATCGAGATTTTATAGTTTCCATGCATTCATTCCACAAGTCCTCTCCGGGATTCGATTTAAGCGATAGGGATTTTGGCATCATATAAATATATTTAATCGGAATCATCCCTCTATGAAAAATTACAAATACCTGTTAACTACGTTTTTCCCTTTACACATACTATTGGTTTTGTTGTTTTTTTTCGTAGATTACAATTTTACCAGTCTATTGTATTTTCTAGCAGGCTATATTTTTATTGGTGGGTACGGAGTAGCAATCGGACTTCATAGATGGGCATCTCATAGATCGATCATTTTAAAATCATGGGCAGAGAATTTAATAATTTATGCTAGTGTGTTATCATGCCAGGGTCATCCAATCTGGTGGGCCGCAGTACACCGAGGATATCATCATAGATTTGCCGATACAGAAAAAGACGAACATTCTCCAATTTTTGGAAGATGGCATGCTTTTGTAGGTTGGATTTTAAAACACAATCCTACTAGTGTAAACTACAAGTTTGCTGTTGACCTAGTACGTAATAAAAAAATGGCATTTACCGCCAAGTATTATGAAATAATTATTTTGTTATCGTGGATAGTTCTAGGATTGATTGATTTAAATTTATTATATTGGTTTGCTATTGTACCAACAATTGTTGCATTTCATGGTGAGGGACTTATTAATACATTCTGTCATAGTGACAACGTTGGATATAGAAATTTTGAAACTAAAGATAAATCAAGAAATATCCCTATGTTAGGGTTAATGTTTTGGGGTAATGGATGGCATAATAATCATCATCAAATGCCGTCTAGTTTTGATTTTGGAAAATCTGTAAGCGGAAAAAAATGGGAGTTTGATACATGCACTCTGTTGTCTCATCTGATCAAAAAATAAAATTCGAGATGGATCAAAATTTTAAATTTGGTTATAATGGAAGTCAGCACAATCTAAGACAACACCAATCAGATGTATTTCAATGTTGGTACTCTAAGTCAATTAGAACTCCTAGCTCATTCAGAGATGAGTGTATTAATGTCTGTGAAATAATTAACAATTACTCAAAAACTGTGAACAAACTTCCTTATGTGTTGTTAAGCGGAGGGGCTGATAGCGAAGTTGTGGTTAGAGCTTTCTTAGAATTAGGGCAACCATTTAAGGTCATAACAAATAGATTCGACAAAAATTTAAACTCACACGAAATAGAAGTGGTTGAAAAATTATCTAAAGAATTAAATTTTGAAGTTATCTATGTAGATATAGATGTACTAACCTGGTTAGGTTCTCCGGAATCTCTAAGAATGGCAGAACAGGGAAAATGTTTCCAAGCGGAAATGTTGCCTACAATGAAATTAATGGATCATGTGTATTTTAATCTAAACGGTATACCTGTTTTAGGGAATGGTGACTTTTATGCAAATAGGTTAGACGGCGAATGGAAATATGTAGAATATGAATATATCTTATCTTGGTGTAGATACGCCATTGCGAACAACATGACAGCAGCTATTAATTTTTTTCAAATGACTCCTGAAATTGTGTTATCAGTTGGCCGTGATCCTATCATGTTGGAATTATTTCAATCTCCCCCAAGTGAAACCATAAACTCTAGATATGCCAAATATAGAATTTATCAAAAAAATTGGAATATAGAAATAAGGGAAAAATATCATGGATGCGAATTAATCCAAGATTGTTGTGACCAAATACAGCAGAAGTTTTTATCAGCATATAAACCGTACACTGATAAATGGAAAATGCCTGTTGGTGAGTTTCTAAAAAGGTTGTCGAAATAACATGTTTCAAGAATTAGATCTTCCCATCAATCCGTTAGTTGAAGATGTTCAATTCCCTGAATTTTTATTTAGAGATAGAAGAAACAGATATTATCCCATAGATAAAAAAAATATAAACGAACAAACTAAAAAAATTTTTGATGATTTGGATTTGACAATCGGTGGTGTTATAATTTTTAAAAAATGTCAAAACGGTATAAGTCCTATACATTCGGATATATTGTTAGTAAATGATCGTTGGATAAAATGGCATGCTGCAATCAATTATAATTTAACGTCAGCGGATTCGAATATGACTTGGTTTGAAACAAATATCAAGGAAATAAATATGTTAGCAATACAGATTTTTCTTTAATAGGAAATTGCAAATTGACAGCCCCTACATTAATACGAACTGATATTCCACACACTACTGTGAATTTAGATAGCAGAGATCGATTATGTGCTAGTATTAGATTTACTGATAATCACACATATCAAGAACTTTTAGAAAAATTTTTAAGGATTGGTCAATGAATAATGTAGTGGTTCCTCCTGGCGTAAGTGGAAGAAGTCAATCTTATTCCCCTGATAAAGTAAGTTTAGAGAATCTTACTAACGAAGTTAGCCTACTCAACTTAGGAATTTTTGAACCGCTGAAATGGAAGATAGACTGTGGTCAATTCATGCGGGAGATCGAACAGTTTAAAGATGATTGGCAAGATTATCTTCCTAGAACAGATAGACCTAATAACAGAAAATCTCTTACTCTTACTTGTTTGCCGGGTACTGATCATAGAACAAATCCTAGTTTGGCTCAAGCATCATACGCAGCCAAGCGTCGGATAAGTGAATTAGAGTTTAATCAGCCTACTGATGTCTATCATGCCTGCACTAGTCTGCACCCATTTTTAAACACCTTTCAACCATTAGGAAGAACATTTATAGTAAGATCTGATACAGGCGGGTATTTTGTTCCACATAGAGATCATCCTACTATGCCTAGAGATGTATTCCGACTTATTGTGTTTCTT